ATATCCCCCGGATATAGTCTTCTTGTAGACGTCGTTATCACCCCACGCAGGGTAATCCTTGTTTTTTTCCCAATTTTCATTCCACATATTATTTATTTATTTATTTATTATTACCAAATATCTTCAAAGTCTTCTCCCTCGTTTGCTTTCGAGTAATCAGTCGGCCTAGTTGCAAAAAAGTCAGTGTGAGTAACCCCCCCGGTAAGATGATAAAACCAATCCAAATTACCCGCTGCTTGTTTGTCATACGCAAAATAGTTCCCCAAGTCAACATAACCGAGTTCCACAAGTTTTTCATTTGTTCTCTTTTTAATGAAATGTTTAAGGTCATTAGACGATATACCTTCTATATCACCCATCTCAAACATTTTGTCTATATACTTTACTTCTAGCTTAACCATTGTTTCGGCAGCTGTTATTATATCTTCTCTGCATAAGTCCAGTAATTGATTGTCTTCTTCACACATGTGCTGGAATAATCTACATCCCATCTTGCTGTGCAATGATTCATCTCTTACTGACCATTTCATTTGTTGCCCTATTCCTTTAAGTAAATTCCGTAACTGAAAAGAATACAAGACAGCAAAAGCAGAATACAAACTAACACCTTCCGCGAAGGCACTAAATACCGCCAGCGACTTTGCAATACCCACATTAGAATCGCCATCGTATGCAACCAAGTTATCAAATCTATCTGCCGTAGCAGGCTCGTGTAAAAAGGCTTCATAGTCTTCTAGTTTTAGTGTTTCATTTAAATAACTATATGCTACAGCATGTATCGTTTCTTGCGATCCGAACATCATAGCCATTTGTTGTATCTCGTACTTTGGAAACCAACCTACAACTTTTTGTGTCCAGTAGTCAGACACTGCGCATTCTGTTTGTGAAAAACCCAGTAGTATATTTCCCACCAGGTTTTTTTCTTTATCAATAAGTTTTTCGTTCCAGTCTTTAATATCGCCTTGCATTGATATTTCAGTGTGTAACCAAAAAGCTTGTGCTTGTTTTAACCAACCTTCCGTGTAGTATTCTTGGTATTCAAACGGCTTATATGGTATTCTCTTATCTCTTAATCCCATTCTTAATAAATCTTTATGTTAAACTCGTTTTGTTTTTTTACTAACTCTCTCCATGATATACGGCCTGTATTATTCCACGACCATTCTACCCATTTTTTTATTTGTCTTTCACCATACGCTTTTTTAGCTAAGTATTTGTTATATTTATTTTCTCCCATCTAATATAAGTTTTATCATTATAGCCACGTCTTTTTGATTTTGTGGTTTATACAAAGTTCTAGTTTCGCCGTTGTTAACTAACCACCTTTTAAATAGTTTCCACCTCAGCGGAAATGATTCGTTAGCTCTACCTTTGCATTCGATTATATAATCATATCCTGTAAAGTCTGGTGTATATTTTATACCAAGTATTTTTTTACCACCCCTGTTTACAAACTCGCCCTTGCCGTTAGCTTGCTTTTCAATAGATAAATTAGGGAGGCTAAATCCGTCTATTAGCTGAAATACTTCTACCTCATACATCTCGTACAAGCCAGCTTCTTTCAATGCTAAATATGTGTTCTTCTCGAGTCCCGATCGGAATTGAATCCCATCCGCACTAGCTTTTTTAGCGCGGACAGGACCTTTCTTTTTTGACTTTTTAAAGCGTTTCATTCTTTACAAAAGTTCCGTTAATCATATTGCCTTGTCGCTTGCTTATAACGTCATAGGCTTCGTCAATACATTCTTCTATAGTAAAACCTGATAGGTGTGCTAGGTTAGTTAAAACAACAACCATATCTCCAATACCATCTTTTATTTCAGCTTTGTCATTAGTTAGTAAAGCTTTAGCAACTTCACCAGCTTCTTCCATTAACTTGACGTATTGCGTTTTAACATCACCTTTGTCGAATATACCACGCTGCTTAGCCCATTCACGTATTTTAGGAAATACACATTTACCGCAAGCTGCTGTAGGTTTGTATTCGTATGCATAAGTCGGATCGTTAACAGTCATACTCTTAAAATCGTTTGATCCCGTGCCTGCTACTTGTACTAACTTATTATTGTATATATACGTTCGTTCTGGGTTGTACATTGAAACTTTAGCGTTAACAATAACTTCTTCTAAGTTGTCCAAAGTAATTTCAACTGGCTTACCTTCTACATCTATTGATAAAGGAATTTTATTTGCAATATACCTTTTTAAGTTGTGCAATGGGCACGGAAATGTAGTAGTTTGATTTGTTACGTTTATTCTTTGCTCGTTTTTCATATCATTTAATTTCATTAATTGTTTATATGTTTGTCTGTCTTCTGGATAACCATATTGTTTTTGAAACTTCTTCTCGTAATTTGACGCGATTTCCATGCTCGCGCTGGATAATAATATTTCAAACTCTGAATCTACATAGCCTTGCTCTTCAATAACACGTCTTTGTACGTTACTGGTCATTCCTATTTTTTTACCAAAAACGTGGTAAACATAATATCTTTTGTCTTTCATAATTTAATTGTTTAGTTGCCAACACTCAATGGTGCTTTTATGGCAGGTAAAGGATTATATCTGATTAATTTAATATCTTTAGCATCTGGAATATATACACGACCGTCGTAACTAGTAGTTAATCCATCATGTAATTTTAATGAGGGCATAACTCGTCTTGGTCTACTCAAATACTCTTTAGCTTGATCTAAATGATTGTTGTATAAATGACAGTCTCCAAGCTGTCCTATTAGCTGCCCAGGGATCAAATTAGAGCCTTTAGCTAACATCTCGAGCAGTAAGCCATACATTGCGATATCGTACGGCAGGCCAAGAAAAACGTCAGCTGATCTTTGCTGCCACATTAAATCCATAACACCGTTATTAACGTATACTTGAAATCCATAATGACAAGGGGGTAAAGCCATATCGCTTAACTCACTTACATTCCAAGCGGAAACCATCATACGACGGCTATTAGAATCATAGTGTATAGCATCGATGAGATTGTAAAGCTGATCAATACCATCAAAATCTCGCCATTGCTTGCCATATACAGGACCTAACGTTTCGTCTGTTCTACCGGATCGTTCGTAATCTGGTCGCCAGTACTTAACACCATTGTCTTCTAAATACTTTAAATCTGTTCTACCTTGTAATATCCAAAGCAATTCAGTTCTCACAGCATTGAAGCTTATCTTCTTTGATGTAAGCATAGGAAAACCTAAATCCATATTATGCCTGATAGTTCTGCCAAATACAGACTTTGTACCTGTACCTGTTCTATCTTGCTTTTCAGATCCTTCATATAGAATCTCCGCCATAAGGTATTTATATTCGTCTTCTATATTAATCATTGTCTAATACGCTTTTTAATTTTTCTACATAGTTAGCTGCATCCAGTAGTTCTTCTTGCAGGTGTTGTAACCACTTTTGTAAATCAGGTTTATCCTCATCAAGTGTAACGCCATACTTTTTGTATCCTACATCGGATCTGCTTACTAATTGATCGCATACTTTTTCAATAATTGGGTCTCTAAATGTTACTTCTTTTGTTTTCATTGATTTGATTTTTTATAATAATACATATAATACTCATACATTCTAGTCCACACTTCGTTTTTAGCTAATTGATCTGGGCCGTTAACTATTTTACCGTTAAGATCTAATACTAATATCCATCTTGTAGGTGTTCCAGCGCCTACTGCCGAAGGTGATATTCTTATATTGTTGTTGATACACCAACGTCTTGCAGCTTCTTCTTCTTCGCTTGGGTTGTGTTTACCCATCATACTGGCTTTTACTTTAGCCATTCTCCCAAGGCATTACGATTTCTTCTGGCTTGTTTAGAGGTATGTAACAACCGCTATTCTTTTCCCAGGTGAAATGTGTTTCAGCTCCGTTAGTACCAAGGTTTTGAAACTTACATTTAAGTACTTTTACTTTTACAGTATTAGCCTCGTAATCCCTGTGTACTAATAGCCCGTGATAACTAGCATCATACCATTCTCCTCCTCCTTTAATAGAATACATCGTTGGTTCGTCAATCTCGCCGGTCTTTTGATTCTTATACATCTTAGTTGGGTGAGCAACTACAAATACAAGTACATCGTACTTTTTAGCAAAGACTTCTATCTTGGTTAGGTAATCCATTGTATATCGGTTTACATCGTCACTTGCCGCGTTTGTATCTCTTACTTTATTGAATGGATCTATTACCAAACATTTAATACCTTTACGCTTTACAAGCTCTGCTCCTTTTCTAAGTACAGCTTCCAGTGAATATCTTTCCATATCAATGTGAAAGTAATTTGCATTACAGTGATCTGCTATTTGATTCCACTTGTCTCCTCCAATATCTTCCTTACTTGGCATGCCTTCCCAATGCTTACGCATTAATTTGTGGGCGTGTAAAAAGGTCGGTACATTTTCAGGCGAAGCATACGCTGTCTTCCAATTGTAGCGTTTGTTATATCCCACAACCATTTGGTCCACAAAATCACTCTTTCCGGAAGAAG